CTTCATCGAATATTAAATATGCTGTTCCATCAATATCACGCCCAGAATCAAATAATTCACTACCACCGTCGAAAAATTCTACAATTTTCATAAATAAATCTTCAGGTTCATTTGGAATTTCAACACAATATTTACTTGACATTCTAATTATTTCCTGTATTTTCTTTCATGATTTTACTTAACGTGTTAATACAATTGATGAACTTTTCTAAATTTTCTTTGGAGCATAAATAATGCGAAGATGAGGAATTTTCATTTCCGACATAAATACCACCACAACTATCCAAAGCAATATAATCATCTTCAATTTCTCCATCTTGACTATCAACAAATAATTTTATTTCAGATACTTTAAAACTCATTTTATTAAATTCTCTTCCATTCGTTTAATTTTAGGTTTGCAATCATTCCTTTATACGTGTTGTCAAGAATTTGTTTTGTTATTTCTTCAGAAGATAATCCAGACAAAATTAAATCATTAATATCTTTCTCTGATAATACCCGATTTCCCCATATTGATACTCGATAACCTCTATTAATCCATTTTGACATTTTATTAATTATTTCTTTGTTACGTGGCTCATTATCAAATACAAATATAAGTTTTTCTTTATTACAATTCTTAAAAAGGTTCTCAGCAACATCAGAACCAGCAAGAGCTAAACTGTTTTCAATAAACATCGAATCAATTGGGCCCTCAAGAATAAATATTGTTTTTTTGGAATTAATTTTATCTAATCCAAAAATCTTTGAAGCATCTTCAACAACCTTGCAAGTTATATATTTATATTTTGGATCACAACTTTCAATTGCTCTACCCTGGAAAGCAATCATTTCTTTTTTCTTATTTAAAAATGGAATGATAATTCTTTTATCCGTAGACATCTTATTATGTCTTTTTGGAATAACATTCTCAACAAACGACGCAAAGTTTTCAGCATATAATAATAACGAATAATACTGCTCTGGTATCTTTCTTGCTTGAATATATGTTAGCGCTTGATGACCTTCCTCAAGTTCCGAGATAAGAGGAAGGTCATATCTATTCATAAAAATAGGTTTACTACCTGCGTAATTTGGTTTGATGTCTTCAACGATTTTATGATTGCATGATAGTGACTCAAGCAAATACTCTGCATAGATGCTCGGATTTAAAGTTTTAAGAAAATATTTAAATGTGCTATCAAAGCCACAATTATGACAATGAAACCTAAATTTACCCTCTTTTGGGTAGATATATCCACGAGCAGCTAACTTATTTTTTTTAGAGTCATTACATATTGGACATGAAAAATTCCAGAGATTTGTGTTAATCTTTTTGAAGTTTCTCACATACGATGATAGTCCATTTATATATTTAAAGTCTATCCAATCCATAATATCTAAAACTCCGTTATTTTAAATTCCATGCAATCTTTTCAATTGATTCCTCTAGCAGCCCAGTTTTCATTTTAACAAACATCTGTTTTGTTAATCCAGGTAAAGTACCTTCAATCATTGCTAAAATTAGTTTTGCTTCATCGGGATGTACTGACTCTAGAATCTCAATGAACTTTGCCTCACGTTTACCTTGATTCCAATTATCATAACCACCACCCGTAAAAAACAGTTTAAATTTTTTGTGTATGCCACCCATTTTAATCTGCATAGTTTCTTCTTTGTCTCTATTGGGTTTGTACGGTGGCGCGCCTTTAGGCACTAGCCATTTAACGTTTGGATTATATGCTAACTGAATAATAGTTTTCAACATGGGCGTTCCATATTTTTGCATAATCTCTTGTTTCTCTTCCATTTTTGTGGCTTTTTTTAATAGTGTAAATACACCCGATACTAACATTGTCATAAATTTTTCCTTTAATAAAAGTCCGCAAGGTTCTGTGTGAATTGACCTAGATTTTTTTCCACAAGATAATTTAAAACTTTATCTCTCTCTTGCATTGCTTCTCTTCCAAAAACTACTGTTTTAATTTTTGGCTTTAATTGCTCATCGATCATATCTCCTAATTCTGGTGGAATCATATCTAAATAAATCATTAATATATTTCTGGCGATTCGTCTCCATTGCTCATTCGATGCTGTGTTATATACTTCTAAAATTTCCTCTCTGGTGTTTGTCATTAAGACTTTAACAATACCAATATATTCCATACGGCGTTTTAATGTATTTGGTGTTTGTCTTTTTTTGTTAACAAAACAGTCATCGTCAGAATATATATTTGGTACACCATCCGATCTATCACCATCCATAATCAAAGTTAGAATATGATCTTCCCAATCCTTTTTATGATTAATAAATTTTTTATTAATGGGATCGTATTGATCAATACCCGGATATTTATGTAATTGACCAAAGTCTTTATCAGACGAAATTATAACAGATTTATCACCATTATTTTTTGACGCAAGATAAGCGATTATATCATCACCCTCATATCCCTCAACTTTTAATACAGGAAAATTAAAATTTTCTCTTAGTTCACTCTCAACCAAAACTAAAATTTCAAACAATCTATCCCAGTCCAACTCACTTGCGATTCTATTAGTTACTCTACTCGCTTTATAATAACGGAAGATATTTTTTCGCCAATTTTCTCTACTATCATAGCATAAAATAGTTTTTCCATATTTACCTTTAAATTTTTTGTTATATGCTCGAATCGAATTTAATATCATAAACCGAATATACTCTTCAGAAACAACATCATGCAATTTTATCGACATCATTATATTTGCAATCGATATTTGATTACAGTCGATTATTATCATGCAATACCCCGAATCAATTTCATTCCATGATACATTTTATAAGAATTCCATCTTGGTTTAGAAACAATCTTCTCGAATATTAAATTTAGGTCTTCATCTGCTGCTGATTTCATATATTCCAGAACACTCTCAACTTGCGATACTTTCACGCATTTTCTTAAACTGATTTCATCATCAGCATTAACAACTGATTTGCCATTTGTAAAATCCAAAATAGTTTCTGGTAATGCCACAAATTTAGTTAACATGCGCTCATCTTTATCCCAAAACCATGCTTCAATTAATGTATTTGAAATTTTATCTGAGTTAGTTGATTCCATTTTTTTTATCTTTCTTTTTATCTTTCTTTTTATTGCTGATTTTTTTGTGATTGATCTAGGTTTCTTTTTCTTTTTTTTCACAACTTTTTTTAAAGGGAAAAAAGAAACTAAAAATTTCTCTACTCTCTTTTGTTGTGGTCTGGATAAAAAGGAATAAGCTTCAGTCAATTCTGGATCACTGTTATTTATTACACTTTTATATTCATCTAAGATATTTGTAAAATGAGATAGAATCATAGTTTTTGTTCTAGGTTTAATATTGTGTAAAGACATATATTCAGAAAATGAAAATTTAGATTTACAATCATTTTTTATAAATATATCAATTTCATTCTCAATATTCGCAACATGCATCTTAACGTTATTCATGTGACGATCATGCACTGAAGCGGTTTGTTTTGTAACAACAGTTTTTGGTTGATTATTTATAGCGGTTTTTACCATATAATCAATCATACCATCCAATTGATTTTGTATTTTTTCTGTTGGTACTAAACCTTGATCGGTTATCATTCTACACAACCAAGCAGAAGAAGGCAGAATATAATAATCTTGTAATTTTTTTACAGCATTAATGTCTGATTTATTATAATTATTATTTTTTAAATACACATTAATATATTTTCGTTTTATCACGTCAGAGCACATATAATTATAATAATTAAATGATTTTAATAATAATGCATTTATTTCTTTTTTTGATAACATGTGTAAATTAATTTCGGCAAAAAATGGTTCAGTACCAAAATGCATTTTGTTAAATTTATCATAAGTCATTTTACCCTTAGCCATTTTTATTCTTCTTTCCATGTTTTGTTTAATTCATCATACTCGATAATAGGTTTATGTAAAGCGTCGTCAAACCACTCAAGCGCTTGTGTTAAATCTTCAGCGTCTTCAAAATTATCAAGATTAACAGGAACCGCGCCGATAAGTTTTATCGTTTTATTATCCGTATAATAATAAACATCACGCATAGAAAACAAAAATTCACCATCAATCAAATTTAATTCTTCTTCGGATGCTCTAGTTTTTATAACTCTATAATTCCATGACATTTTTATTTCTCCCTCTGTATATAATCACCATCAACTAATCCTTCAACTTTTTTCCATTCTGGCCACATAGCAACATTATCAGCACACTTTTTTATATTAGATAACCAGTCTGTTTTTGCCGGAAACATATCTATAATATTTTTCATTATTTTTCTTAATTTAATATTTTCATTTTCAAGTTCAGTATTGTTTTCTATTAATGCTATAATATGATTTACAGGTAAAGACGGTACATAGGATATTATTTGATTTTTTAGTGATGTATTTTCGCTTTTTAGATTCTCGTTGTGAGTCATCAAAAAATCAAGTTGATCTACTACAAGTCCAACCAATTCTTTTCTTTTTTCAGCGTCATTCATATTTAAATTTCTCCAAAATTATTTTCTATCTCATATTATATATCAAGACAAATAATAAGTCAATCCCCATGAATTATCTAGAATACATCGGAGATTGACTTATTAGTGGACATGTGTTACCACTGCCCGAATATCCCCGCCGCTGCGCTTCGTTGTGTCTGAGAGGCGTTCAGGGATTTGTGTGCTTATTTATTGTTTCCAAAAAATCATCGATTTTGAATTTATATCGCGGAGAATAATAGCATTTTTTGGAAATTCTTTTGAGTATTTTTTTATTGCTTTACTTATTCTTGTATCACCAATAAATTTTTTATGACGAGCCCATTTTTTTCTACCATTTAAGTTTTTTGCGAATGTGTCTGAATCAACATCAAATACTGTTTTACCTGCAAACGTGCTACGTCGTACAGGATTATATTTTAATGGATTATCTGTAAGTGCTATACCTGCGCCCGTACTATTTGCTGGAGTTTCTTCAATCAAAAATTTACTAGATTCCTCATCTATCCATCTTCGCATTGAACCTGAA